TTCTTCTGTGCATCGATCTGATTCTTCTTTAGATCAAGTTGATGCGCTATATCTTTTAGCTTCTCTTTGAGTACTGCATTCTTCTCCTTTACAAGGTTATTCATTTTAGAGAACACATTAATATCAAGTAGATCTTCAATCACTTCTCGCCGATGCTGTGCGTTCAACTGCATGAATGGTATGAATGATGAACTACCTAATACAACAATCTGGTGAAAGCTCTTATGATTCAGCTTTATGATATTCTGTTCCAGAATCTTCTGATACTCTTTCGCATGTGAGTCCTGGTTAATCATAACATCACCACGCCATATCTCAAAGATAGCTGGTTTAATACCACGCTTCACACGGAAGTCTGACTTACCAATCGTAAATTCAATCTCAACAATACAATCTTTGTTATTGATTGAATTGATTAACTGTGGTTTGCTGATATTACGGTGAGGTTTATTAAACAATGCAAAGGACATAGCATCCAACAGTGTTGATTTACCTGCACCATTGTGACCAACAATCAGTGTAGACTTGTGTGTAGTGAGATCAATTTCAGTAAACTCATTGCCCGTAGACATAAAGTTCTTCCATCGTAGTTTCTTAAAAAATATCATGCAACTTCCAGTGCTTGAGCTTCTGATAATAGGTTACGCATATCTACTTTCAATTTATCTTTATCTAGTTCAGTATCAACGGCATCAACATAATTGTCAAGAAGTTCACCTGTGTCTTCAATGTTTACTGCTTCATCTTCGATATTATCACCAGCAAACTCACTAAAGTTCTCAGCTATCTTGAGATCATGTATCTTATTATCTTGTATTCTATCAACAAATCGATCAAATGTAAACAGGTCTTTCTTGTTTATTACAGTTATTTTAACAAACTTATTCTCAAGATGTGCAGTATCCATTAATGTATAGTCTACTTTTGAATCATCATATATGATATGCTCAAACAAAGTATGTTTGTTTACAATCTTTTCAAGTTCACGTGTGCTTGTATCTAATACATGAAAGCCCTTCTCATCATGGGCATCGGACCAAAAGAACTCTAGTTGCGTGCCGAGATATTGAATGTTGGCTTGCTCAGACCCTACATGGAAATGACCTGATATAACTTTTTCAAACCGATTGAATAGTTTATAATCAAGTCCACCATGTGACGGAACACCACGCATCACATCAAAACCTTTCAGTTCTAAATGACCACCAAGCCAATCAGATTTGCATGTCTTAATAAACTCCATTGATCGACCGAAGTTCTCATGAGTAATCCATGGAAGCATACCTAACTTAAACCCATCCAGGTTCAATACAGTTGGTTCCATGTTAATCGTAACTTCATTTATATAGTAACCAAGTAACTCTTTCAATGCATTCAATTCATTTGTATTCTTATAGAACACATCATGATTGCCTGGAATCACTTCCATATGTATCTTATGTTCACGTAGCTTTGCAAGGAAGTTCTTTCGAAAGCTATGTAATGACTTAAAGTTAATGAACTTTCGGTTATCGAATACATCTCCTAGGTGTACGATCTTCTTAATCTTATGTTTCACTAAATAGGGAAAGAACACTTCATTATAAAACAGATTTGCATTATCAGTAAAGATATCGGATGAATTCCGAATACCCGCATGCGTATCATTCAATATTGCTACTCTCATTTAAAGATTTCTCCCAAGTCTGAATCTTTACTACTTGTTGCCATGTCTCGCTTCTTACGTTCTTTGCGTTTCTCTTTCACAATGGAATCAACGTAAGTGTCTTTTTCTTTCAACTGGTCAATCTTACTTTTCAATTGATCAACAAACATATGCGCTGCCGCAATAGATGCTTCGTCAGAATTGACTACAGCAAAGTCTTCGAATGGACTTTGGGATATGTACTTCATCTTAATGTCTTGTTGCTTCTTCTCACGTGCAATACGCCGAAGGAAAGCATACCAACAAATCTGAGTAAAGTATGCAAATGCATTTGGATTACCAGATCGAGTTGCTGCTTCAATGTTATAGTTACCTATAGCTTTGAGACAATTCTCAACAGCGTCCATCACCATCTCTTCACGATATGTGTAACGAATAAAGTTTGATTTGTGAGATAGACCTTCAGAGATCTTCAGGAAGCACGTAGCAATATAGTCTGTAACCTTTGGTATCTCGGTCTCAGCTGCTGATGCTGCGTTGGCTGTCTTCACATATTCAACAACTGAAAGTGAGAACTCTCGGTTGTTTACATAATGCGGTTTGTCTTTTGGTTTCATAATATACTCCTAGTATATGTTACCTATAATTATAGCATAGGTTCTGAGGATTGTACATAAGTTTATTTTATGTTTTTTGTGTTTTAGGGGTTTACAAAGTGAGAGAATCGATGTATAATTAATAGAGGTTTTTGAGGAAGGGTGAGTATACCTTTAATGTAGCTTCGGTTTGAATGGTATAACTCCATTCTCTCGATCTGTCTCTTCGGCCATTTTCTCTAAGTGATCTTCAATCTCTTCGTCTTTTAATTCATTACGTACCATCTGAACATGATGTATATATTGTTCTAATACAGTGTTGTGTGGGCTTGCTATACAAATGACTGAAGCTGAGTTCAAAAGAAGTACATGTGCTGGATCCATGATATGCATCATGAATGGTCTAAATGTATAGTATCGCATATTGTTCTCAAAGTCTTCCTTTGATATAAGAAGATATGCAGCACGGATAACAAAGACTTCTCCCTCTTCGTATTCGTTCTCTACATCTATTAGATCGCAGAGAATCTCTTCTCCGCTGAATAGTTTCATCTGCCGTACATCACTCATTTGAGATCCACTTCATATATCTTATAATCAAATTCTTGTTTAATATACATCTTCACACGCTCTGCGGAATGCTCAAGTGTGTAGTTCTTCCGGCCTTTCCAGTGTAGATCATCTGCGATGTCATATAATTGTGCAATTTGACCTGAGTCACTTTTACGCAGGCTTCTTCCGATAGATTGCAATACACGAATTTGAGACTTAGAAGGACTAGCGAAAATAATATTATGAAGATTACGAATATTAATACCGGTACTGAAAGTCCCGAGGCTGGCCACGATGATCGCATTCTTTTGACTTTCTACAATGTTACGGATCGCCTCTCGATCACTCGTATCTGTTTCTCCTGACACAAAAAATACCTTGCGTTTTTCGTGTGCTTTATTTCGAATCAGTTCAAAGAGTGGCTTCCCGTGTTTCTCTACATAATTAAAGAGTATCAGACTATTGCCGGTTAGATCAAGTGTTAGATTTGTAATTAAATTATTACGTGCTTCATTGCGTACAATATAGTCTAGTTCGGCTTGATAGTCTTGTTTACCCCAGTTTTTACGGACTTCTTCCGTATGCTTTAGCAACAAGATATTGATTTTTAGCTTAGCCAGTGTATCTTCATCTTGAAGTTTCTTTGTCGTCGTTACATTATATATCTTTCCGAAAAGCCCTTGTAAAACGAGTTCATGTGTTTGTGAACCGTCCAAAGTACCAGTCGTGCCCCAGCGATATTCAGCTTCCTTACATTTATTCATTATTGTTGTAAGCGACTTTGATTTAAACCCATGGCACTCGTCACCAATGACTGCACCATATTGTTCAAACCATTTAGGCATTAACTTATATATAGATTGCCAAGTGGATACAACGATCTCTTTATCAGTTTCTTTATCTCTACCAGAGTATATGCGATGCACACAATCTTCTACGGGCATACCATAATCAGCAAAGTCGTTGTACATCTGTTCAACAAGCGATGTGGTCGGTACAATAATGAGAACCTTCTTATCACCTGCTCTATGATTTAAAAGATATCTCTGGACTAGTGCATATATTATAAGTGACTTACCAGAACCGGTCGGTGATACTAGTACACCTCTTTTACGGTGTAATCCTTCACACACTGCATCAAACTGATAGTCTCGTATTGCAATCGGTTTTCCACGGGCATGCAAATCTAACCTTGTGATAAACTTATTAATCTCCTCAGGGTCAATATCATTTGCTGCATCTGGACGACCATAATAGTTATTATGTTCTACCTCAATCTTATAGTTACGAGGTTTACCAAATTCATATAAGAATGGAAACAATCCAACTGGCAGTTCCATTGTTTGTATATTGAACAGGCGAATCTTTCCATCCCATACACGGTTCTTATATGCAGGCATAAACTTATAACCAGGCACAAAGAATGAGAAGAATTCACTTAGCTCATTTGCGATACCAAAGTCACACGATATATGCATAACAGAATGATTTTTGTTTTTGACTTTTAATATGTCCATAATTTTTATATATAGTTCAAATAGGGGAGATCAAATGATAACCAGTTGCAATGAATGGGACTCGTTAAAACAAGTAATATTAGGTGAAGCTCGTGGAATGTATTGGCCAAAAGCAGATGGTGTTAAATGGGAAGTCTTACCGAGTGGTAAACCAATCCCTTCTCATATTATTGAACAAACCGAGGAAGGCTTAACTCATTATTCTAACATTTTGAAATCATATGATGTTGAGGTGCTTCGTCCTAAAAGACAAAACTACACTAAGCTAAATGGATTCGGCGCATACTCTACAAGAGATACCGTTCTTATCATTGACAACAAAGTTATATATACCCCAACTCGGTTCAAGTATCGGCAGAAAGAATGGCCGGCACTGAAACCACATCTTAAAACTGGAGAACAAATCTATGCACCCCTTGATGATCCTGATCTATATTTTGATGCTGCTAATGTCATTCGCTGTAATCGTGAGCTCCTATATCTCGTAAGTGGAACTGGATCACTGAAAGGTGGTATGTGGTTACAGGAAACATTGGGCAAAGAATACAACGTCCATATATTACAGGGGTTATACCAGGGTTCACATCTTGATTCAACAATAGTTCCGTTGAGAGAAGGATTGGTACTACTCAACAAAGCACGTTGTTCAGAAGAACACTTGCCAGAAT